GGCAAGGTGGAGGCGGCGCTATTGATCGCCGTCCGTATGCTTCAGGCTTTCCTTGACGATGAGCTTGAAGTGTTCGACCGGACCGGTGGGCGCCTAATCAACAGCAAGGACAACATCAGGCACGTCCGAGAGATCGCTACCCGCATGCAGAAGAAGGCCGGGGAGCTTGGCTTCGGCGATGTAGTTGACGCACAGACCGAAGGGATCACGGATCTTGCAAATGACATCTTGGGCACAAAGGGTGCGGCCGATAGCTTCTCCGAGCAGACCGGGCAGGGCATCGAGGCGATCATGTGGGGCGCTCAGAAACAGATCGTCAATACCATGCCGAATATTGCGAACCGGGTTCAGCGGATTCTCATTGGCTCCGTTGTCGGGGCTGGTAAATGGGAAGACATGGTGCGCTCTCTGTCAGGAGCTCTACGTGTAAGCATGTCCAAGGCTGCCATCTCGGCGGCTGATACGATATCGAGCTTCCACAACACAGTGAGGGCCAATCATTTCGAGGAGGCCGGGTTCAAGTGGTTTCTGTACGACGGGCCCATCGATGACAGGACCCGCGTATGGTGCCGACGATTCGCAGGCACCCGCGTCACCCGTGAGATCCTGAACAAGCACGAGGGCCGCATCGAGCGCAATCATCCGCTGCCGCCGTCCGTATCACTTGGCGGGTACAACTGCCGCCACGAGTTGATCCCGCTGGTAGACGAAAAGGACATCAAGAGATATCCAATCGGACCGAGGAGAGGTGTATATGTCAGTCCAAAGATATAATCCAAACGATGAGCTGCCCGAGATCGAAGGCGTTGTTACTGGCGTTGTAGAGCAGCGAGGAGCCACCGGACTAATCATCGGGCACTTTACTATCAAGCGAGACGGCGGTGTGATTGAGGGCACAGCAGAGCACGGCACAGACCGCTTTGCGTTGGCTGTGCTGAGGACTACCTTTCGGGATGAGCACGGGCAAGAGAAACAACACATCGGGGTTCACCCTGTCCGCGAGCCCATGCCGCTGTGGGCCGGTGTATTTATCAAGGGCGTGATCAACGCGATGCTCCTGGATTACTGTGGCCGTCTGCGCAGGTCTGCAAGCGTCTGTTCGAACGGCGATGCCATGGGTGAGGGTGAGTTTATCATCGGCGATGCGGGCAACCACAAGAACGCGAAGGGGTCAATTCTTTGAGCAAGCCCGTCCTCAGCGTAAACGTGGAGATGGACAAGGCCACGGAGGACATGCTCAAGGACTTGACTGTCTTTGAGAAGGGCCCCGCAAAGAAGGCACTTGTCGCCATCGCGGGCAAGTACATGCTTGAGCAGAGAGAGAATATCAAGAAGGGCATCGACGCGGACGGTAGGCCGTTCGCTGAGTACAGCGTAAAGTATGCCGACAACAAGCGCAGAGCAGGACGCGCCCCGGCTGAGAACTGGCTCAGGCTCTCGGGACAAATGTTGCAGAGCCAGAAGACGGCGATCAAGACTGCGGGCGGAAAGAAGAACTGGATCATGATGGCCGTTGTGTCGTTCGAAGGGTCTAGGCCCCAAGTCAACTTCAAGAGTCGATCAATCAAATCGAGGAATCCAAGAAAACGGATCCGCTCCAAGGTGAATGATTTAGTGGTGTCCAGGAGCACAAGCAAGACCGTCTTGAACCAGACTCTTGCCACGGCCAACGACAAGCGGAGGTCCTTTATCGGCCTGTCCTCAAAGAAGGTCACGGAGTTTGTGAAATACTTTCTGAAAAAATATCTTGGATCATCAAGGAAAAAGTGAGTACAGTAGATCCAATTTACCAGAAACCCAGGTCGGCTGGTCCGACAAACAGGAGCACAAAACATGGTTGATGTAATCGCGGGGCAGGTCCCCAATCCAGTCACACCGGCGCCGGTCGCCACAATCCCCGAAGGTGGGCAGGTCCCACCCGCAGGCATTCAGGTCCCAGTTGTCGATCCGGGCGGGTCCCAGATCATCGATACGGCAAACCTGAGCCCAGAGAAAGCGGCTGAGTTGATCGCACAGAAGCAAAAGGTCAACGAGCAGAACCAGGCCTACAAGACAGAGATCGCGCGGCTCCAAGCAATCGAGACGGAACACGCAGGACTCAAGGCCAAGCAAGACGCCGCCGACCGGGAAAAGATGGACGAGAACGAACGCCTCAAGGCCGACCTGGCAAAGTCAGAGGCAACCACGGCAGCCGCACAGTTGACAGCGCAGGCAGCCGAAAGGAAAGCCACGATCGCAATAGCGGGAATCGACGGAGCATATCAAACCGTTGTGGACGTGATGCTAAGAGAAGCGATTGTGACAGATCCCAACACCGACAAGATTGCTTGGTTCGCCTCGCTCAGGGAGTCGCAGCCCGCCCTGTTCGCAGCCACACCGCCCGCAGTCTTGACAGCCGGTGGAACCCCCACGCCCGCTGGTGGATCCGATTCTGAGTTGTCCGCTCTTGACGCCGAGAAAACACGCTTGACGGCAGAGGGCAAAACGACTAAGTGGATCGACCGGGCGATCAAAAAAAGGAGGGCTGCAATTGACAAGGGATAAACTATGGGAACCCCCGTTCGAGGATTGTATTACTCAGATCTCGCAGTCGGTGAAAAGGAAGATGTAACCGACGATTTCATCCAGTCCGTGCCTGGCCAAACCCCCTACTTGAACGCCATCGGCTTCGAGTCCGCAGGGATGGCCGCCTCTCTCACCCACATTTACAACGACGATGCCCGCATCCCGTCACGCTCGACCGTGAATGGCGCCATCGGTGCAGGCGACGTGTCCATCGTGTTCAACACCGCCCTCTACAAAGCCGGTCAGTACGTCCAGATCAACGGCGAGCAGATCCTTTTGGGTGCCACCGCCGACAATCTGACCTTCGCCATCACCCGCTCCGTCGGTACCAGAGCCGCCGCAGCCATCGCCGATGGAGATCCCGCCGTCGGTTCCGGTGTGCCCGCGATTCAAGGCGTGGCCGCTGGCTCTGGCGACGTGACCCACGAGTACAGACAGAAGACCAATTACGTCCAGGCCTTCGAAAAGATCATCGAGATCCCCCACGAAGCGAACGCCGTGCAGCGATACGGCAAGCCCGGGACCGTCTACGATGACAAGTTCACCGAGCTGCTGGCCCTTATGAAGGTGGAGATCGAAGAGTCCGCCAAATGGGGCGTTGCCGTGGCCCCGAGTCCCAGCGCAGGCACCGCAGGCGTGATGAATGGGATCATCGAGGACACCATCGGCCTGAATCACACCAACATGGCTGGCGGCGACTTCACCCAGGCGGCTTTCCGTGCAGCGGTCGAAAACATCGCCATGTATCACGAGCCCAACGAGGACAGCAACGCGATCCTCGAATGCCCCCTCCACCAAAGCTTCATCTTCGACGGCTGGAACCAGGCCCACATCACCGTTCCCGTTGGCGACCCCCTGAAACAGACCTACGGCGTGAACGTTCGACGCTTGCAGATCGGCCCCATGCTGATCGACGTGATCCCCTCCGTCCGCATGCATGACACCGCCATGCTGTATCAGCCCAAGTACATCAAGCCGATGAACTACGCCATGGGCATCACCCACACCATGTTGGCCAAAGACGGTCGCCGGATTCGTGGCATGATCGAGGCGTATGTTACGCAAGAGCTGTACGTCAGCGAATCACGTCACATCTTCTCGGATCTCGCCACCTCGTAGGAGGGCGGCTGAAAGGAAAATACGATGAGCCGATATACCCCCAAGAACAATTCCGGGTCCAAGACCAATTTGGATCTCCTGACCGCCGACAAGTTCTCGAAAGAGTTCGTGCTGGATCGCAAGCGAGTCATGCTGTTGGACCTGCCCAACTTCTCAGAGGCGACCCCCGCGAACTTGATCTCCCACGGCACCGGCACCGCAGCCCTGGCCGAGATCAACTCCTCGGAAGTCTGCGGCATCACCTTCAACGCCACCGAGTCCCACGGCGGGCTGTGGTACTACCCGGACGACATGGACACGGCGGAAGACATCAAGTTTGCCACCTATTGGAGCAACAGCCAGGCCGCAGCCACGGGCTCCGGTCTGTTTACCTTCATCTACACCGAGTTGATCGCCAACACCACCGCTCTAACCATCGGCGCCACTGTGCTTGACACCATCATCGCGGCTGATGTGGATCAAGCGGCCGAAGTATTGGCCAAGACCGAGTTCGGTGTGTTGGATGGCGACACCCTGAATGGCACCCCCGGTGAAGACGCGATGACCTGGAAAAACACCTTGACGCTCACCACCATCACCGACGCCACCATGTTCAACGTCCGGCTGAATACGGACGCTGTTACGTCTAGACACCAACAGTGACCCCCGGGGCTTGGGCTTAGGCTCAGGCCTTGGGGGCTCCTTTTTGAATCGAAAGGATTTCTTGATGAGCGACATTGAAAACAAACCGATGATGGAAGTATTCCTCACACCCGGAAACAAGATGGACGTTCCCCGCTTGCGCCGCGTTTTCTACGGTCGCTGGGTTCGACATCCCGACACCGGACAAGTCACCATCTTTCCCGAGGTCGTGACCAAGAAGAAAGAGGCTTTGGTCCTCTTGCGACATCCCGGAACCGCCCGCTTCAGCGCACAGCAAGCCGTGGACACCGGCCTCTTGAGCGCAAAGGAAGCCTCCGAGTGCGGCTATACCGTGGTGGACAAGAGCCAGGCAGAGCCCGTGGAGATCAAGGCGAACAAGGTCGAAGAGATCCGCAAGCATCCGAGCTTTGCCGCGATGACCATGCCCGAACTCAAGGACGAAGCCGAGTCCCTCAATGTCGTGATCAAGGCCAGATGGGGCAAGGATCAAATCATCGACGCTCTGGTTGACGCCTGGGAAAAGAAGAATCCCAGCAAAGGATAACCAATGTTCAAGAACATAATGAAGTGGATGGCCCGGATGCTGTTTATCGTGATCTTGGCCTTGTCTTGTCTCGCTCTCGTTGGATGGACAGCGAACCACGGCTGGGAGTGGCCTGAGTTCATGCAGCACGTCGTGACGGAGATCGGATACGGCACCACTCAGACGTTACCAAAGGGCGCGGTGCAAACGTTCCAGGTGCCCATGGGCCACAGCGCGATTAGAACCAACTGTGTGGCGATCACCGGGGCGACTGCGAACAAGACGCTTGCAACCACGTCGAACTTTTTTCGAGTCTGCGCAGCGGACAACACGGCGTTTATCTCATGCGATGGATCGGCGGCAACCACTACGGTGGGGACCGGGTATGATTTCCGAGTCGAGCCGTCGCAGTGCATCGAGAAAACAATCACCGAGGCCGCGTGCGCAGTAATCGGATCCGTCGCCGGTGGCGTTGTCTGCTTCGACCCCAAAGTGGCATTGTAGGGATGACATGAGACGCGCAATCCTTGCACTGTTTTTAGTTCTGGCATCGTCCGCCGTGTCTGCTTCGGATACGGTGGACCTTGTCTTTACCGCTCCTTTCTTGACCACCGGAAACCTCGATGTGAACCGGGGCGGCGATGCTATGATGTGGATGGGCTTCGAGCAGGACCCCAGCGGGGCGACGATCACGTCAAGCGATGGGGCCTATACGCTAGTCAAGACGGGCAGGCCGACGAGATCCAGGGACTATACCTACCCAAACGGTATTGCCTCAGATCGAGGATGGCAGTATGAGTTCAGCGGGGCCGACTACCTCTCCATTCCAGACGCAAGCGGTGGCGACGATTTCGACATCAAGGGTCCAGTGTCTGTCCAGTTTGTTTTCGTACCTCATGACCTGACCACGACCCAATATGTCTTTAGTAAGCTCTCCACGTTAACCGCTGAAAAGTCATGGCTGATTTACATCAACCCGACAAATGATAAGTTTGTCTTTCAAACATGCAATGCGGCCGGTGCCAATACAAATCTAGCATCGGAGGCCTTTAGCCTGGCTCTCGATAGGCCCGTGTTTGCCACACTCACTTTCACGCCGACAACGGATGGGGCCAGCACGGCCAATTGGTACGTCGACAATCTGGCCACGGCGACAAGCGCGATAATGAATACATGTAAAGACAGCACATCCAACTTTGTCATTGGGGCAAGCCACGACGGTGGGCAATTGACAGAGGGAAACCTTTTGTTTTTCAAGTTCGTGAACATCGCATTGACCGAAGCGGATCACGATTTCGGGTACGCTCAATTCCAGGGGCGCATGCATGCGGGAACTACCTACACGTCGTTTTCCAGTGCCGCGCCAAATGATGTTCAGGTCGTGCCGTGTGACATCAGCGTAGAACCCTTCATCTTCCCAGTCGCCCCGAACTCGGGGACAATGACCTCGTACCCCGGGGGTGTCCATGGGCTCAGTGGGGCATCGGGCGTCACGAACCTGATCCAACGATCTTGGTTCAAGACGTGCTCTTTGAATGGGGCCACCGAGCCCGATGGATGGACTGTCGAGGAACGAAACGGGGCGGGAGCCGCTGATGTAGCATGCTCAAGTACTCAACGGGCAGACCAGGGATCGTCTGTTCGAATCGTGACAGACCATCTCAGCGCGGACGCAAGCGTGATCTCCGCATGCATCGACATTGACGACACCAAGACCTATGTCGGATCCGTCTGGGTGGAAGGAGACGCCCCGGATGAGAACTTCCGGGTGGTGCTGAGGGGCTGGACAGATGACGCATGTAGCGTGGGTAGTTCCGACATCACCGCCATCGCTGCCACCGATGTGCCGGATTATTGGTCACAGAAAGAATGGTCTGTGGCGGGCGGTGCATGGGGGCTTACGGAAAGCGTCAAGGTAGAGTTCACGATGGGGCTCAACCCGATTGATGTCTTCGTCGATGCTCCCCAGTTCGAGGAGTCCAACTTCAACAAGCGCGGTCACTGTGGGAACGATGCGGACGCTAGCGCGGTGTGTACTCTTGACGTGACAACCTCTACACGGGTGCCGTTCATACCGGGTGCTTGGTCCTTTGATATGACGGTTGTCGCTGAAACGGATTGGTCTGAAGCCGCCGCCAAATACCTTTTGCAGGTACCGGGAACGGCCGGGAACAACAACGGGATCCAGGCGCTCTATAGATCGAATGGATTCCAGACGGCCGTATACGACAGCGCCGGGGTCAAGAAACAGTGCGTAGTTGTGACAGCTGCAAATGAGGGCGACGAAGTGAAGGTTAGAGGGTTCAAGGATGCTTTTGGGAATGTCGGGTGCTGCTCAAACATCGCCGCTGCCGGGTGGAATTGCGGCGCTGAGGTTGCGGGTGCACTTGTTGACGGTGTGGGCGCAACGTTGAGTATTGGAAATTCAGAGTCATTATCGGGTGACGCCACCATCCGCAATCTCCAAGTCTACACCGGCGCCAAAAGGAACCTGCCATGAAAAACGCAATCGTCCTAGGCGCTCTGCTCGCTGGTGTCGTGACGGTCTCCTTGATCGATCTCGACGTGACCGAAGAGACCAAGCCCGTGATAGTGGCATCCGGTGGCGACGTGGTAGCGGCCAAGCCCATCGAGCGCAGACCTGCCCGCGTTGATATCCCATGCAAGGACATCGAGAGCGACGAAGCCAAGCAAGACGTGGCGGGTGGGTGCCTCGTAATGACCACCGCACAGGAGAGCCTACCCGGTGAGACGGCAAGCATAGCACCCAACGCGGGGCGGCGCTTCATGGCGTGCCGGGATTCGAAGACAGGGCGATGGTCCGAAAAGTGGGGCATGTCCAGAGACGCCTTGCAGAAGGATTGCCATACCATCCACCAAGACAGCCTATTCCCAGAGATTGAAATCACCGGAGTTGATACGGGCAAGCGCGTCCAAATGTGTGGCCGCTTCTGTCCCGACGTGGATCTTGAGGACTGCCCCGTTCTGCCAGGGCGTTGGGGCAAGGTGTGGCGTTGTGCTGTCGTGACCGGATTGTGGGACGTTCGAGACTGTAGGGACTTCTGTCAAAAAGGATAGGTGATGAACCCAGCGAACCTAGCAGACGCCGCCGCATCAAACGATATGCAATACTTTGCAGTGACGTTGCTTGGGATCTTCTTGGCTGGTGCCGTTCTTGTGATTGTGTGGTTTGTAAAAGAGCGGGTTCGGATGGCCGAGCGAGAGCGAGAGATGATTAACAAGAGGCTTGGCGATGGAGTTAGCCGCTTCAGCACTATGGAAAAATGCATGGGGGACGTGCAGGCTAACTATGTCCACCACACACAATGCCAACACGAACGAGACAGGCGAGACGAGGACAGGGACAAGTTTGAGCTGAGCCTTGAACGCAATGAACAGGCATTGATCGGGCTCGACAAGAAAGTTACATCCGTTTGTGTCCGTGTTGAAACAGGGTTCAAGACCGTGACAGACATGCTGGCCAAGAAAACAACGATTGAAAGATGAGCGGAGCGTAGACAATGATCGAGGGAATCGAACAAGGCATCCTATACAACGATGCAAGCCAAACGCTTGAGTTCCATCTGCGGGACAAGGGCGACGATCTGACCTTGCCCGATGCCGCGCCAACTGTCACGCTCTACGACCCAGCGGGAACCGAGGTCCAGGCATCGGCCGCAATGTCACAGGTCGGATCGACGGCCATCTACACCATCGCCGTTGACACGACCACGACCACGAGCTTTCCGAAGGGCGCGAACTACCGAGCCCGGATCAAATACATCCTTGCCACGGTGTCGAAGTATCTCAATTTCTTCTTCGACGTGTGCATGGACCCGATCAACGATCCGCTTTGGTCAACCGAGGACATTGACACCAAATACCCCATGTGGAAGGTGATGAGACCTGGCGATTGGAGCGACTGGAAAGAGGCCATCGAGGAGGCCCATAGGTGGCTTCTGGTAGAGCTTCGGCGCATGAAGGACAACACCGGGGAGATGGTCTATCCCTTCCGTATCCTGAGCCGGTCCAGCCTACAGCAGGTAGAGCTGTGGTTCATCAAGGCCGTTCTCGTCGAGGCCACCAACTCAGAGGAAGAAGAGAAGATCGCCGCCCGCAATTTCGCCGTCAACGAGCTGGCAAAGTTCACCGAGTTTTATCTTGACCGTGACGATGACCTTGTCCGTGACTCTGACGAGATGGCAGTCACCGGCATCACCCACTTGAGGTAGGCGACCATGGCGAACACAACCCCGAGCGCAATCCACACCGCAATCAAGGCCCTTATCGCTGGGCTCACCCCCATCGGTGCCGACATTGACGGAGAGGTCACGTACCAGGGCGTCAACGAATCAGCGTACAAAGAAGATCCCGAGATGCTTCCAGAATCTGAGCTTGACCGGCATTTCATCGCCCACGCGATGGAGATCGTAGAGGCCCAGATCCAAGGTGGCATCACGTCCAATCTACATGAGGGCGCTTTTGAGATCGCCATGGGACACGCCGTCTCTGACTCATACGAGGACGGCAGAGACCGCCGGGACAACGACACCCACCAGGTAATCACCCAACTGATGAAGCCAGCCAACAGGCCCGCTGGTGTCCACTGGATACATTTCGAGAGCGCACCACCGCCCGAGACAATCAAAGATGGCAAATACTTTTGGAGCCTGATAAGGTTCTCCTGCTCCTATCACATCGACTCAAATTATGGAGGCTAGATCATGGCTCACGCTGCCAGGTACATAGACGAGAATGTCCGAGGGATCCAGTTCGGGGAGGCGGCATCAATGACAGCCGTTCCCGGTGCATTTGCCACCTTGACCGCCGAAGAAATCACAGACGAGGCGAACCAAGAAGAGATCGAGCGCAACACCCAACAGAGCGAACCCGTAATGGGCAAGTACAAAAGCATTCTGGGCAAGAAAAGCGGGACCATCGGGTTCAAGATCCCCGTGCGCGGTGGCAAGACCCCGGCGCCTGGCCGGTCCGAATCCGAGATGAGCTTGCTCCTGAAAAACATGGGCTTCACTCGGGTCTCACATGCCGCCGGAGCTGGCCTGGTAATCGCTGGATCTGCCGCAAATACGCTGGTGGCGATCAACGCAACCCTCGCGGACTACAAGGTCGGCCACTGCATCTTGGTCACAGCGGACCAGGGCGGAACGCCAGATCTCCAGTTGCGTCCCATCATCTCAATCGCACAGGCAGGACCGGACACCACCTTGACCGTCGCCCCGGCTTGGAGCACAACCCCCCTGGCAGGCGATCACATCCACGAGCTGGACGTGTTCACACCCGACCAGGGCCGCCCTGCAAGCCTCATGGGCTTTGATGTGTACAAGGGCGGAGACGCCACCGACTGTCAGAAGATGCGGTATCTCGGATGCTCCGGAACATTCAAGATTCTGGAGACCGCCATCGGGGAAGAGCCCATGGCTGAGTTTTCTATGCTGGCCGCTTCGTGGACGGAGTCAGAGGCGAACATTGTTCAGGCGGCAGAGACATACGACAAGAGCCCGCTCATGCTGGCCGACATGCTGGCCCTCGACACCAACTGGATCGACGTGGAAAAATTCGGCTTTGATCCTGGTTCGGTCATGGTGGAGAAGCCCGGACAGAACGCAGGGGCCGCCGTCAACGGCCGCGTCGGCTATTTCTTCCGAGACCACGAACCCGTGATCGGATTCAAGCCCGCGTATTGGGACGCCGAGTATATGGACTACTGGGCGAACCGAGACACGATCAATCTGTTTTACGGAAACGTGACCGACCAGTATCAGGCTTGGGGCGTGGTTGTCCCCGGTGCTCAGATCGTCAACGTCAATTTCGGAGCATCGAACGGGCTCTTCACCCCAGAGATCGAGATGAAAGCTAAGTACCCCGGTGTCGCGGACGATGTGCGATCCGTTTATCACACCCCCAAGTTTTCGTTGTGCTTCACCGGCGACGGAACCTAAGCCGAACCATAGGCCCAAACGCTTACATAAAGGAGACCAGGGCATGAGCGAGCAACTGCTTTCGAGCAATCTCAAAAGAACAGAATGGATCGACCCGGTCAAGACGAAGCTTGAAGTCGAGGTGCAGACCACTATAATTGTGTTGGCGCAAGCGTCCAGGGAAGATACGGACGATGCCATTGCAAGAATGAAGTCCGCCAAGTCGAGACTAAAACTCTACAAGCCAATCAAGAACGCGCCCATGATCGAGATCGGTTACATGCCTGCAAAGGTATTGACCGAGGTTGACCACATCGAAAAGAGCGTTTTCGGTTTGGAGTGGAACGACCTGAAGCGCCTCAGAACGTTTTCACAGGCCAATCGGATCACGGTCCGGTGGGGCGTTCGTAACCACAAGAACTGCGAGATAGACGGTGAGGAGCTGGCCTTCACCAAGAGCCCGGACCCGGACACAGACGACGAAACGGACATGGTTGCATCCTTCGATTGCGTTGACTATTACGAGCGGCGCCAGTGGCTCGATGCGCTCAAGTGGGCCATCGTCCGCTACAACACCCTGAGCGACAGAAAAAAAAAGAAATCATCGCATACATCTGGCGGGAAGAAAGCGACTTCCGGTGTGACCTCTGCGAAAAAATAGAGTCACGGAAGGAAAAACGAGGATGCACAGGTCCACCAAAGCGAGCGATTCAACGAGGCCCAAAAGAGAATCGGGTCACGCTGGACCGCTGCCCCGTCAGGTGGATTGGCCGGGACGTTTTGGAACTCACAAGCGCGTACAATCTAGCCAACCGTCAAGTCTCCTTTTCGGAGCAAGCCACATTCCCCCCGCCCTACGTCGATGCCTTGATGCTTATTCGGCAGCAACACGCCGAGTTGGAGGCAGCGCACAGGGAGGCACAGCGCAAGGATCAGGAGCGCCGCGCTAACAGGAGACGTTGACATGGCCGAGAGAGACATCAAATTTCGGACGACGGTAGAGAACGGGACAGAGCCGGGGCTGAAGTCCACCCAGAGGTCTTTCAATAAGGCCTCCACGGGGATGAGGCAAGAGGCCAAGAAAACATCTAATACGATGAAAGGGCTTGTTCCAGAGGCCACCGGTCGCCAACTCTCGCAGTTTAATGAAAAAACCGAGAAAGGCAGGCAATTACTCACTACTTTCGGTGGAGCCATAGGAGGTGCTGCCGGAGAAATGGTCTTTTATTCCGGGACTTTGAGCTATGTAATTGGTCGGTTTTCCCTGTTAGAACTAGGGGTTATGGCCGCCCTTGCCGTTGTCGGTGGCCTGGTGTGGGCGATGATGCGGGGATCCAACTCTGCTAGAACATATGCAAACGAGGTCAAGGCCGGTGCCAAGCAGCTTGACACCTTGAAAAAGAGCGCCGACGCTTTGATCAAAAGCCTAGATAATGAGCTGCTGGGACTGGACCGGATAGACCAGGAGACGATCAAGCACGCACATACTGTTGAAGGTCTCACCGTGGCGTTGGACAAGCTGAAACACCAGATATACGATACGGAGAAAGAAAGAAAAGACGCGCTCCGCTCTGAAACAAAGTCAGCCTACGAGAAAAACAACATCGTAGAAAAAGCAGAAAAGAGACTTAAGAACCTGAGGCGGATACAGGCGTTGCGGTTGTCTGAAAAGAAAATGGCTGAGAAAACTCTCAACCGGATCAACGCCAAGGCCCAGGAGTATAGAAACTTCAAAATGGACGAGAAGCTGGCCGAGCTCAAGGAGATCGAAGCTAAGGCCGCAGCGGCCAGGGCAAAGGAGGAAGCCGAAAGGCTCAAGGCCATCGCCGACCGCAGGAAAGCGGCGTGGGAAAGAAGGATTGCGCAAGAGACGGCGGAGACGGATCGCTTGTACCGGGAAGAGGCCGCGCTAGAGGAGGCTGACTTTCGGGACAAGGAGCGGCGCTCGGCTGAGTTCTTTGCTCGAAAGGAACGAGAGCGAGAGGAGGGATTCAGGTCAGAGGAAAGGGCAGAGGCTGAACACATGAAGCGAGTGTTCGCCATGATGGACGAGACCCGAGCTCGGGGACAACAAGAGGAGGACTTCGTCCGGCGGCAAGAGGACGCCATCACCCGAACTAAGGAAGCTGAACTCCGAAAGCGACAGAAGGATCAAGACGAAGCATTTATGAACACGGTCGCAATCTTTGAGACCTTCGCCGGATCGTTCATCGAAAACGAGAATGCCCGCAAGGCAGTACAGATCGCCGCCATCATGGCGAGGTCTGCATATCACGCCGCTTATTCGATGGCCATGGGCTTCGAGTCCTTGGGTGATTTCAAGTACCCGTCGGCTGTTGCATACTTCACCGCAGCGGCTCTACATGCCGCAGTTGCGGCCGGGAATGTTGCGGGCGTTGTGTCCGGTGGAGGTTCTGGTGGTGGTGGCGCAGCCGGTGGCGCAGCAATGACAAGGGCAAGCGTTCCCGAGTCCAGAGACACAGAGCCAACCGAGGGCGGCGGCATGACCATCATAGTCTACGGACATCAAGTCTTTGGGCGTGACGCGGGCCAATTCTTTGCCGACGAGATGAGCAACTATCAGAACCATGCCAATCCCGGCGCCACCCGTGGGAGCTTATAGATGGCCGCTGGAAATCCTGCTTTCCTTTGCAAGGTCGTGATCGACAGCACAAACAAATACTTTCCGTACAACATCGGAATCGCAGGCGCTGCATTCGTCACGTTGGATGAGGCCGATTACGATAGCATGATCGACGTGGTGGCGAACCTGCAAACAAAGCTACAGGCGGTTGATGCCACCTTCACCGCAGTGCTCGACGTGGACGGGGACATCACCGTTGCCAGGGGCGCTGGCAATTTTACGATCACCGGCAAGACCGACAACCCGCATGGAAGCGACTTCGACGATGACCACTGCTTGACCATCATGGGCTTTGACGATTCGGCAGACACAGCGGCGGCGGCGTCTCACGTGTCCGATAACCAGCATTGGGGCGGGTTCTATTTCCGAGACGAGTTCGAGCAGCCCTCCTTTGACAGCCGGGATCGGGTACGGACTTTGGGACCGGCCACCTTCATCGGCAGGACGGGCAGGGCGTCTAGGTCTAACTCAGGAGACATCAACTACAGGCGCGTGGATATGGAATGGATCTACCGGACCTTTTTCTTTGAGAGCCTGGCCGCCCACGAATACGAAGCCTTCGAACACTGGTGGAAGCTCGCCGCGAAATGCACCCCGTTTGTTTTCTACACCAACGTGACCGGGTGGGTGTCGGCTGGGACCTATTGTATGGAGGTAGGAGAGAACGCGGATCTCTTGGGTGCCAACCGCCTGGACAAAGGCGCAGAATACTACGCGCTCAACATCGAGATCGTGGCTCAACCATGACCTTCGCCGCCAAGAATCTACAAAACAACATCCATCCATATTGGTGGGTGTCTATCGAGGGGATCCGCAAGCGGTTTGGTACGAGGCTCCCGAGCTGGAACGTTGCCAACACCGGCATGAATCGATACATCGACACCCTGTTGTCCGCGTCACCGATGATAGGCGGCCAGAGAGCCGACCCGCTCAATGGGAAGTGCTCACCGGCAAGCCATAGCTTTGGGCTGCATGACATCGACGGAGAGATCACGGCGCTTGTATCCGTGTCTGATACCCCATGGGCCAAGACCCTGTTGACCGGCGGCATGGACGCAAGCCAGGCATATGTCCCAGTGGAAGATTACACGGACTTTGATGCGACCGGGCACATCTACCTTGACCGAGAGACGATTTACTACAGCGGCAAGAGCACGGCCAACAAGACAGCGCAGACAGCCGTTGCGTGGGCCCAGAGCGCCGTTGCCGCGTCCAGTGGGACCAAGCTATCTGTTTACACGGGGGCCATCTCAGAGGACGATGGGACCTATGATGGGGCATGGATAGAGATCACGGCAGGAACGAACAACGGAGAGATCCGGCGCTGTACCGCGTATTACAAACAAGAAGACAGCCCCACTGTCCGAGTATTCAACTGGGATTCTCCGATGCCCGTCGATTGTGATGCCACCTCAGTGTTCAGGGTCTCGCACAATCCACAGCGTCTAGAATGTGCGGGCCTGACAGAGGTAGACGACTACTGGAACGGGGCGGTCATCTCCGTCACGTCTGGAACAAACGCGGGTATGGTATTTTGGGTTGAGGACTTCTCAGCGTCAAGCGATCTGTGTGAGCTTGTCTATCCGGCCCATGCTCCGTTCGATGCCACCTCGACGTTCAACATCATCCACTACAGGCTAACCGGCTGCACCCGTGGGCTATATGATTCAGACGCCGTGGCCCATGGAATCATGGACGATAACAACGCGCCGATCTTCAAGCCCGTATCCACAAAGATCCCGTTCATCAGAACCCGCAAGGTCTTGATCTATGAGAATCGCGTGGGAGAGGTTGAGAGCGAGGCCATCCGAGCGGTGGGCTTTATCGATGACTACAATCTCGACGGCAACGGGGAGGTATACAATTTCCGG